CGTTAAGGGTACCTCCCTTACATTTAATAGTATACCACTTTAGTGTAATACTGTCAACGGTTTTTATAAAATATTTTTGAAAAATGTAAAAAAAATAAGCCTGCTCATTAAGCAGGCTTATTGCTATTTAGATTCTTCTGTTGGTTTTTCGTTTTTCACTGTAATCAATCCTTCTGGCTCGACTGTGAAGTCTGGCTTTTCTGCCATAGTTCCGTCTTCACTGATATAGTACCAACCATCCTTACCTTTTACAAATGCGTTGGATTCCATAAAGCCATTAGTTGTATTTAAATAGTACCATTTGTCATAATATTTAACCCATCCTGTAGCCATGCTTCCGTCTGATTTGAAATAGTACCATGAACCCGAAATTTTCTTCCATCCAGTAGACATAGCTCCACTTCCATCTAACCAGTACCATTGATTATTATACTTGAGCCATCGTTCAATATAGCAATATCCACTGTTATCGAACCAATACCAAACATTACCGATTTTCTGCCATTTATTAGCTGGATAGCTTCCGTCTGCATTTTGATACCACCAGCCATTAGAATTTTTTTGCCATCCTTCCTTGAATTCCAATCCGTGTTCAACATCATGTTTGAATTGTTCACGACTGATGCCCCACTTAGCTAAATATGGATATGGGTCCACATGATCACTAAAATTGTTTGGTTGATTGTTAGTACAATAATCGTGCGATTTAATTCCTTCTAATGCGTCTGAGTCTAATGTTTTAGGAAGTCCAGCCTCGTCTGCTAAATCGCGTAGTAATTGAACGTATAGTCGATAATCTTCCATAAACTCTTCTTTAGTCGAATGACTTTCGATTAATTCAACTGCTGCATACGTTTCATAGTTCCAACCACCACCAACGTCATAAGCACCTTGATTGACGGGACCTACTTGCATTACGCGTCCATTTCCTACAACGTGTGAGAAAAATCCAGATTCTACAGGTCTACGCATGTGGTAGTCTGCTTCGTTCTGTGCTGTTGAATTTCTATTACCTGTTGAATGCGCGTGAATTTGGTGATAAGGCGCATAACCGATTTGAGGTAACCCCTCTCTGTATCTACTTGTATCAATTTCCATTTATATATTCCTCCTTATTATGTTAATGGCCAAGGGTCGTCTGTAATATAAGATATTGAAGAAACCCTAATATCTCCGATATCACGATCTGTTGGTACTGGGTCTGTGAATTGGAATCGTAAATGATTCGCATCGCCCTGTCCTCCGACATACCAAGTTCCATACGGTATACCATCGTCATTGAAGATTTGACCGATTAGCGAATTGGCGGTTCTGTATCCATAAGGTATACCACCATTCGATAAGATGAAACATTTCTTGTCACGGTTTCCTGGGTGTGCGACAAATGCCGGATTACCACGACGAACAATCCCAAACCAACCCCATTGTAGTCCGCCGAATTGGTAATATACCGTATCGTTAATCCTGCGGATACGCATGCTAGAATTGCCTAGTTTAGAAAGTATGTTTACATTTTTCCAACCAGTATCACCATCTAGCACAGCCCAACCTTGGTTTCCTGAAGCGGTACGTTTAATCCATTTCAGCGCACCGTTTGTTTTACGTGTATCAACGTATGTCTGTCCGATAGTACCATCGACTTTACCGTTTGGCATACCCTCGCCAATGAGTTCACTAGATGATTTTGATTCATTTTGACCAGAAGCTGGAAGTACAACACTTCCACCGCCCTCTGAAAGAATGAGCGTGTTGCCAGATAAGCTCAATTTTTGAGGATTTTTAGGAATAGATGCAAGTTGTTCTTTAGTTGCGTAGCTTTCCCCTTTTTGCTCAATAATAGAAAGTCTTTGCTTAACTTCAGTATCGTTATAAGCTTGAGGGATTTCTGACTTCTTAGCATAACCCTCTAGGCTTTGATGTTCGGTAAGATACCCTTTGCCCGCTAAAACATCATTTGTTACAAAATTTGAAGTATCAATAGCCGGCTTATTTTCTAACCGGCTTACCCTCTCTTTTAATTCTGCATCATTGTATGGTTGCGGTATTTCTTGCTTCGTTGCATAGTTAGACAATGATTGATGCTCGGTTAAATAGCCTTTAGATTCCAATTCTTGCTTGGTAACTAATTCGCTAGTATTCACGCTTGGTTTATGTTCCAAAACTTCCAAACGTTGCTTGATTTCTGCATCGTTATATACAGTATCATTATCTGTCTTATTTTCTAACGCTGTTACACGCTGTTTTAAGGCGCTATCGTCATAGACTGTATCTTTATCAGTCTTTGTCTTCAAAGTCTCAATTTCGGTTGAAATTCGCCCGATTTCAGTACGCAGGTTGCTATCGTCATAAGTGCCACCTTGTTCTTTGATTTTTGCAAATAGTGCATCTAGCTCTTGCTTAGTAACGATGTTTTCAACATCTACGATGCGCCCTGATGCCCGTTCGACTAACGGTGCTTTTTTTGCTTTATCCATAGCACTAACCCATACGTTAAATGCAAATGAGTAAACGTCTGTTGATTGTTCTACCTTATCGAAATATACATAACCAACCACAGGCTCATCCGTAGTAATTAAAGTACTATCGAATGGAACTGTAATTGTATTTTCTGAGATTGTAGCTTCAACAGTTATATATCGTTTTGTATATTTGAAATAAAACAAGAAAAGAACTTTTGAAGCCGTTAACTCATCAACAGTGAATTTGAATGTTGCAGTACCTTTGTCGTGGCTGTAAATTTCATGCCCTAATTTTTCAATGTCTCGACTAGCTGACGTAATAGTTAAATGCTTTTTAATTACTTTTTCCATACGGCCCTCCTTTTTAAAATAAAACGAGAGCCTCAGAAAGGCTCTCGTTGTCGTTATTATTGATTATTAGGTTGTTCGTACGTCATAGCGCGTGTACTGTCGCTAATTCCACTCGTTGTAGGGTCGTTAACGATTCCGACAATCATTAATACTGCAAATAGTGCATTGATGAATACTAATAGTTTATCAATCGTTTCACCTAATTCAAGTTTAACTCCAAACACAGCTAAAAATGTTTGAAGTAATAACGCTAAAGCTGGCACTAATGTAACCCAAAATGTTTTATTTAAAATTCGTACTTTCCAATTGATCATCATAATTATTCAACCTCTTCCTTATTTGTTAATTTTTTTATTTTGTTTTCTTGTTGCTTCCGCATCGTTTTTAGATACGGTTTAAGTGATTCAGGGAATGGCAATCCTAATGCCTCCCAATTCTCAGCTAACGAAACCGCGTAGCTGAAGATAAAAAATAAGCATGTGGTTACACCGATTTCTCGGTGACCCAATGCTCTCGCATACATAGCAGTCACAATGACTACAGCGCAAACCAACGCGTGTCTTAATAGTCCGTTTGTGCTTGTTTTGCTGTCAAATCGTTTCAATTTAAAAGCCTTGATGTAGCCAGAAACTACATCAAAGCAAATTAACCAAAACAGAATTTGAATATATGGACTGCGCATTAATCCTTGCAAATGCATGGTTAATACGTTAAATTCTACATCAAAATTTATCATCTACTACAACTCCATGATTTCTACAACTGTTTTATATTTTTTGATTTCTTCACGCTTGTTTGAATTGTCTTGTTCCAAACGTTGGATATCTTCTGAAAGATTTTGAATTTTTTGTTCATATTGCGCTTTTTCTTCATTCATGCGATTAATATCTGCCTGCTTAGTAGTTACTTTTGCTTCTAATGCAGTGATTCTATTTTTAATTTGTTCCAATTCCATAATTTTTACCTCCTAATTTGTAATAACAATGCCATCAAAACACAGCCAGTTGCTATCCACGTTTTTCACTACTACAACAGTCCCATTCCCTGCTCCGTCATCATAAATTGCCAAAGTGCACGGATTGTATCCTTGTGTAATAGCTTTAATAAACATTTGCTTCTCAATCTTTATTTTTGGCAATTTAAAAATATGTTTCCAAGGTGTTACATCACCGTTTTTGCAACTTCCGCGTAACTCTATAGCACCGTTATTATTAATCTTGTACTGTATAGAATTATAATCATTGCTGAAGTCAGTCCATCCATTTAAGTATGACACGTTAATCCATACATTCGTCCATTCAGTCCATCTCCCATTTTCTAATCTTCTGAGATGTACAATTGTTGAATTGAACGGAATATATTGCTGTATGCAATAATTAGTATCCGAACTATGAGTTATTACAGATATGTAGCCATAATTATTAGTCCCTGTCGGATTATGCTGCACACCAAAAGCATGATATCCACCAGCAGTTTTCAAATTGTTTAGATCACCATTAAATTTTAATGACTTGCCTTCACGGGATGTCAGTGTGAATTCCTGTACTGGTTTTCCTCGCGACATAATGCCATCTTCGACATTTAAACTGCTATGGAATGCTACTGGAAGATGTGACTCGAAGTGTCCATCTAGCTCTGGGAATCCTCCTACAGCAGCTCGATTATCACCCCATGCCCACAGCACTCTAGATGAGCGAACGAGCAGCACAGAGTCTACTAAATCACTTAGCTTATCTTGAATCACTAACCGAACGTTGTACGCTTTAGACAGTTCATAAAATGCGCCACAGTCGATTTGACGGTTGATTTTCTCTGTGCTCTCATTTGTAAGGTTAACGGCATCAATCCATCTGTTTGTCTTTTTGGCTGAGTACTGGATTTTAAGAGTATATGGATTCCTATTCACTCCATCAATTACTAATGGACTGACATTAGCAGCAACCGTGGCAATGATGGTTTTATTAGTACCGTTTCCCGTTCTGTTAGCAAGAAATGCGATAATCTTAGGAGCGTAATAATCCCATACTTTAATCGTTTTTGATTTAGTAGCGGTTCTTCCTCGTGAGTCAGTAATCTTGGCAGTAACTTCTAAATTGCCTGCCTTGTTTGCAGGAAAGTCACCACTAGTCGCTCTCACAACTAAATTGTCTACAGTTAATTCAGTAGATATAATAGTTGACCCGTAAGAACCTGTTGCACCGTTCGTTTCTACCCTCATCACTGATTTATCTTTAATGAAGTTTCCTGCAGGGATGAATTCTGCCAATTGCGCTGTTCTTTCAGAAACTGTTACGTCTTCAAGTGTAGGAACGATAGAATCAGGAACCTTGATTGGGATGCCTCGTTTATAGACATCGTTTCCGATTTGCTCAGTCCCTCTAAACGTCCGTACACGAACGTCTAATGCTCCAGTAACACTATTTGTAATTCGATTAGCGTAATCGATTGGGACTGTGAATTGCACGCTTGTGTCGTGCCCACTTCCTAAATCAACCAAATCGCTCCCGTTAACACTCCACGAAACTTGGTGCCTAAACTCATCGACTTTCTTATCGATGATGAGCGTGATTGGTTTTCCTAATTCTGTTTCAGTTACAGATTTGATTCCGCTTGATCTTGGAATGTTCGATAAATTAACAGTTCCACTAAACCAGTTGATGTTACCTTGGTCTGCGACGTTTGTTAATCTTGCCCAAATAGTAATACTCTTGGTTCCGTCTTCGTTATGAGGAATTGTCATGGTTCCACTTCCGAATGTAACCCACTGAGAATTTCTCAAATCAAAACTAACATACTTACTTAATACATACTGCCCGTTAATTTCAACTTCTGCTAATGAATCGTTATTTAAATTGTAAACCCACGTTGTGTTTCTTTCTAACCACAATTGCCACGAGATGGTAGAGGTGTTAGTTGTGATATCTGTGCTTGTCTCGTTAACTTCAAGAACTAGCCTTACATATCCGCTAGATGTTGTTTTCGATATCTTAACCATTGACAGCACCTCCTACATACGAAATTACGGTAAATTCGTTGTTGTATCTTTCAAAAATATGATTGGCAATAGTAACAGAATTCCAAAATGTCGCACTTACAATGTTTAATTGTTGGCCTGAAATATAAGCTACTACACGCCCAGAATCGATAAATTCCATCCGTTCATTGGTGTAACGCGTTTGCAGCTTTTCACCGTTTTTACCAATTAACAAGCCGTCTTCGTCAACATTGAAATATGTTGATATAGCATTAAGAAGAACGCTTGATTGCTCGATGTTAAGTTCTACTGCTCTAGTTCGCTGTCCTAGACCTCGAATTTCTTCTGCAGTCTCTTGAATTCGCTTATAAGACTCTTCCAAGCTGCTAAATTTCCCAGTTAAATCTCTAAGTGTGTCTTCTGTTACTTGAGATTTATTGATGATTTCCATAACCTCTGCAAACTGATTAGCATGCTCTCTGTTGCGCTCTTCAAATTCTTTTTGAAGCCGTTCAAGTTCTTTGTCATCCTTGTTTAATACTGGTTCCCATTTACCATTCGTGTAAATCTTAGGAACATCCTTACCAGGTGTACTCGTATCCGTCCACAAGTCTCCAACGCTTGGATTGGTTGGAGGAGTTGTTCCTATCGACTTGTTAACGATGAAGTCTTTAATTACGATTGAATTTCTAGCAATAACATTATTATTCTCTAGCGATTCACAGATAAATGTGGCCTCTCTATCAACATCGTTTGATGTGATTGTTAGTTCTCTTGTGGCAATTTCGTGTAACTTGTTCCATTCTGTATCGTTAGTTCCATATTTACTTTCTCTAATCCATCTAAAGTTGAAACGATTAGTCATATCAGTACCAAGTTTAGAAACTGTTGAAATTAATTTAGTTTTAATATTACTGTTTTGGAATACTGTTCCAGAAGTTGATTTAATGTCTAATTCGAATGGAACTGCTGTAGAATCAAATACACGTTCTTTAACTAATTGACTAAGACGTTGTAACTTTTCATTCATTAATACTTCTGAGCTCTCTACGTTTGAAATTCTTACACTTCCAATTTTTTTATCTGAAAACGAGCGCTTGATAGATACAATTCGAGCTGAAAATGCTATAGGTGGCATAAATTCGCTATCGATCATTTCTGCTGACTGGCCAATAAATATATTGGAATCAATTAAATCTAAATCGATATCGTAATTAACTTCCGGATAAGCTCTTTTCTTTAATTGCTTAATACCTTCTTCTAATAATCGTTCTTTAGTTTTTGCAGTGCTCTCATAATTAGCAACGATATAACCTCCTGACGATGCATTATTTCTTTTCCATCGTTCATTTTCAACTGTGTCATATATCGTTCCGTCTGAGCCTAACTTAAATCTATCGTTGTGATACTCATAACCCTCTAATGTTAGTCCTTCTGCTCCAACTACTCTTAGAGCTGTAGCTAAATTTTCAATATTGGATGTCTTTTTAATGTTTTTAATATTTTTCCCATACTCTAATCGAATAATCTTGTTCGAATTATATTTCTTATAAAAATTAATTAATTTTCGATATGGCTTGTCATGCAACATCTCAACACTATATATGATTTCTGCATCGAATCGTTTAGCTAAATCTCTTAATCTTTTAGTCGTTGTATCATACTGTTCGAATTCTAATTTTCTTTTTAAATCTGATACTTCATTTATTCCCAATTCCCATCCTGAATCGAAAATAAATTTCGAAACATAGTAAGATAAGCTTTGACTTTCATCGGATTTAAATGGAAGGACTGTTTCGCCTAATAAGTCTAATCCTGCATCTTCGGCAGTAATTGTCTTAGTATTATGATCTTCCTCAATTCGAGTAATCTCGAAGCATCGAGTTAAATCTCCATCTACAACAAATAAATAACAACCAATAGAAACATTCTTAATAGATTCGTGAGTTTTATCTACTTTAAATTCATAAATTCCAATTCCAGTGTCTAAATCTTGTTCAAATAAGTCATCGTATGCGATTAACTCTCCAATCGAGCCAAAGTGGAGCTGGCAAATCTTATTGTATTTTCTATCTGTAACAGTAATCATTGCCATGCCTCCTTAAATGTCGCGTTTAGTCGAATATCTGTGTTAGGCTCTGTTAAAATGCCAATCTCTGTTTGACCTACCTTTAAATCAAACCAAGAACTGCTTAAATTTACATATTGAATCATTCCGTTAATTGTTAATTGTTTCTTTTTGAAATCAAACTCTACTACATCGTTTGTTTTAATGACTACATCTCCAGTTTCATGGCCATATTGGACGTATTGTCCGCTCGGATGGATGAAGCTAATCATTTTGTAATTTTCGCCCGATGTGAAACTAAAAAGAGGCGCTGTTGGAAGCACCCCTCTGTTATCAAATGTATATACAATCTTTCCTGTATTCGTTCCTCTAGTAGCATTCTTTTCTGTCTTAGATAATCCTTCAAACGAGAATGTCACTTGTAGTTGAACGATGTATATATTTTTGTGTTTAGTAATCGAAGTAACGTTGAATTTATAAGCTGTATAGACACGATTCAATGATGTGTCTGGCTCAAACTCCACATTTTCTTGCATAATCCATCGATTAAAATTATCTAAATCTGTCTGCTTAGTCGTATGAATATGAATTTCAAACGTCTTAACTTGTTCTTTTCGTTCGTAATTCTTCTTAAAATACGAACTGCCATTTTCACGCCGTTGAATAGAATTATTGCTTTCAGAGAAGAAGAGGCGCTCATATTCTGCCACTACTACTTGAATCGGCAAATCCGTATTCTTAACATGATTAATACTCATTTCAAATCCAATCACAGAATCACTCCTCTCGCTCTTTCAGCATGTCTTTCTTTCATTTTCATTTTTCTTATAATCTCTTCTGCTAGTTTAGTAGCTAATTGAAGTACATCTTCATCATTTCTTACTATTAACTCATGAGGATAGATATTAACATTCACTCCACCATTATTTTCTAAGTGTGCTGCAATACCTTTCCCAATTCCTGATAGTGTATGATCATTCAATGGAAGGATGGCTTCATTTCCTGCCTCTCCACCAATCATTAAATTGTTTCCATTTTGACCGAAAACAGTTGGTTTAGTCATAATCCCACCTTTGGCATACCACTCAATGCCAATACTTGGCAATCCACCACTTAACCAATCTAATGGATTTGCAGAACCACTGATAGAAAAGTGAGGAAGCGGAATATGTGGCCAACTAATTTGGAAGTTGAAGAATCCTTTGATTGCTTCAATGGCTGAACCTACAGCACTTTTTGCTCCATCAATTGCTCCGGAGATAGCACCTTTAATTCCTTCCCAAATACTAGAAGTCGTTGATAGGATTCCATCCCATATTCCGGAGATGATAGAAGCAATTCCGCCCATTATTGAACTAATCGTAGATGAGATAGTTTCAAGAACAGTTGATACAACATTTGATAATGTATCCCATGCTCCCGACCAGTCACCCGTTAAGACTTGTAATACTGCTTGGACAATTCCCAAAATTACATCGAGTGCTCCTTGAATCACAGTAGTGATTACAGTCCAAACTGTTTGAATATAGATTAATATCCCATCAAATATTCCTTGAATGAATGGAGCTAAGAACGATAGAACTGTTTGAATAATCGTTGAGATAAAGTTCCAAACTGTCTCAACTACTTGTTGAATTCTCTCGTGGTTAGCCTCCCACCAAGAGACTAATGTTCCAAATATATTTTGAATAAATTCAGATACAGCTCCTACTACAGTCTCAATAACTGATTGAATACCGTTCCATATTGACTCTACTGTTGAACCAAATCCCGGAAAGACTCCTTCGAGCCATTCGACAATCGAACCAAAATTAGTCACAATAGCTGTGGCAACTGCTATTGCTCCAGCAACAGCCACGATGATTGCAATAATTGGAAGTAAGCCAGTCCCTAACGCGGTTACTGCTATTCCTAGAGCTACAATTACGGGCGATAGTATAGCAACTACTGCTAATATTCCACCTAGAACTACAATGAATTGTTTCACTGGCTCTGGAAGATTTTTGAACCAATCAGCCAATTCCTTAATTGCTGGAATAGCCACATTTAATATTGGTTCCATAGCCTCTGCGATAGTCGCTCCAACTTCTGCTAGTGCTAACTGAACTGCGTTAAATTTTTGCTGTTGCTTATCAATTGGATCTATAGTAGCCTCGAACGTTTGAGCAACTGTCCCTCCAGCGTCTTCCGCTGTTCCTGCTAAATTTTTTAACGAAAACTTGCCACGCTTGATAGCGTCTACCATTCGAGTGGCTCCTTTAGTTCCGAACACCTTGGACGCTTCCGTTAACGCTTCAGTTGAACTGGATGCGTTTTTGATTTTATCAATCGTTTCTTGTAATCCCTCAGATAACGTTTTGCCGTCCTTAGCATATCCAACAGCCGCCTTACTCATTGATGAGAGAGCAGCACTTGAATCTACACCAGCTTGTTCCATTCCACCAATTAATGTCGTTGCTTCATCAAATGACAATCCTAGTTCAGTGATTTGAGGAGCTCCAGCTACAACCTTAGAGAATAATTCATCAGTAGAAACTCCAGTAGTTTGGCTAACATAAGACATCGTATCTAATACTGAAGTTAAATCTGTAACTGATAACCCGTAAGCTTCAATAGTCTTCTTTGCGTTAATTGTGCTGTTAGTAATATCTGTTCCGTTAATTTCTGAGAATTGGATAATACTTTTCGAAGCGTCTTTCAACGCGTCTCCATTCAATTCGAATTGCGTGTTTACTTCACCAATCGCGGAACCGACTTTCTCAAATGAATCCACAGGTAAATCAACAGATAATTGATCATAGATTTTTTTAAATCCCTCTAATGCTTCGTCTGTAGTTGTGCCTGTCTTGGTAATGATAATATCAAAGCCAGCGTCTACATTCTTGAACGCTTCTTGAGTGCTTCTTCCAAACTCAACCATGGATTGCCCAGCTTGAGAAGCAACTTGAGAAGCTTGTTGAAGATTGCTTTGAGTAAGTAATTTATTTGTTTTATCAGTCGCACCCTTAGAGGCATCACCTACTGATTCAAGTTCCTTCTTAACATTCTGGATGCTTCCACCGTCATCAAGTTTATCGAGAGCATCTCTTAACTCGTTAATATTAGCCTTGCCATTCGATGCTTCTTTAGCCATAAGCTCTAATGCGCGTTCCATGTCCTTACTCGAAGCCTTACCATTTTTGATAGAATCCGTAAGCTTATCGCCTAAAACATGTCTATACGCTTCAATATCTTTGCCAGTGGCTGAGAAGAATCGAGATAATCTTTCTGTGGATTTCCCGAGATTCTCTTGTTCCTTATTCAGATTGGTTAACTGCGTCTTGTAATGAGTTAACGTGCTCTCAGTAGTTTCAATCTCACGTTTAAACGCTCGATAGTTTTCTTCACCGATTTTTCCAGCCTTAAACTGTTCTTCTACTTCGGCTTGAGCATTTTTTAAAGTCGTTAATTTTTCTTTTGTATTTTCAATCTGCTTAGTTAAAAGCGTTTGTTTTTGAGTGATTAATTCGATACTGGCAGGATTAAATTTCAAAGCTTTATCCACTTGTCGCATCTCACTAGCTGTACTCTTAGCTACCGTATTCGCTTTTTTTAAAGCTTGCTCAAGTGGTTGAATATTCCCTTGCAATTCGATTGTAATACCTTTGATGTTCCCAGCCATTTTTTCACCCCTCTCTAAATTAAAAAGGCTACTGAAACCAGTAGCCTAGAAATTATCAATATCTTCTTGTGTCGCTTTTCGCGTTTTCTTTTTATTCTTCGATTGAGAATGAAGATCAACATAATCAGTTTGGAAGTCTAATGCTCCTCCGACTGTTAAATACTTTAGTTCATCAATCGAAAGTCCGCTTTCCTTACAACACAAAATGAACGATTCAACTGTGAATGTCTCTTCACTAGCGTCTTCGCTCGAATCTACTTTTTTTTAGTCACGAATGAAGCCTCGATTAAAGCAACGATACTTGTAACGATGCTTTCAAATGTTAAATCTGAATATTCGTTGTAGAATTCTAAAAAGTTTGGAATCTGTGAATTTGCAGTGAAAGCAAAAATCCAAAAGAAGCGATAAAACAACTCTGTATCGAACGCTTGAACAGAATCTTCTGATAGATTTTCCATAGAAAATTCTTTTTTGCCTTTAAAAATTCGTGCTAGTGCAAATAATTCTTGAAAGAAATCTTTATTAAATTGTTTCTTATACGCTAGAGGAGTAAATGCATTACTCTCTAGCGCGATTTGCTTTTCTCCAACTTCAATAGTTTTCTTCATTATGATCTCCTTAGTTTAATGCTTGTTTAACTTCATCAAAGAACTTGTTGTAAACTTCATCAGAAGTATTCAAGTTTGTCTTATAACGAATAGCTTTATCCGTAGAACGAGGGCTTGCTGTGAATTCTAGTTCTACTGTATTAACATCAGCACCATTCTTTGTCTTAGTGCTAAATTTAGGACGTTTAACAACCACTTGAGGTAAGCAGAAGCGTGTCGCGTGTTTATCCCCTTCCATTTGGAATAGCAGTGAAATTGGATTACTTTGAGATGTGCTCTTTTCTACAGTTAAATCACCTTTATTTTCTAATCCATTAACATATTCTGCGAACGATTCTGTAACGTTATAGAACGTCATTTTTCCTGTGTATCCTTCGTTAGACTCAGATACATAATAATCGATGTTATCAGCTTTTAATTTAATTTCTGTACTGACTGGATTTAATTCCATATCCACAGCTCCAGACATTTTTTCAGGTTTAGTATAAGTAATTGTTCCAGTAGGGCTTTTAGTAACTTTCCCCCAGTGAACATTTTCTAAACCAAATGTAATTGTATTTTCAATTTTTGTTGGTGTTTGTGTTTGTTCTGCACCCATTTATAAATCTCTCCTTATAGTGTAATTTGATATGCTAGCATATACATTCTTTCATCTTTTAAATAAGCTTCTTGGAATGTATACGTTAACTTATTTGTGTCGAATAATTGTTTCAATTTATCTTCTAATGATAAATCTTTAAATTCTGAATAGACTTCTATAATCACATCTTTACTTATATGAAGAGTAGCATTGTCTGCGTTAGCATGCTGCTCAGATGGATTATAATAGATAATATAAGGAAGGTCAGGAGCTTGTCCTTCCTGGAACATATAATATTGAACAGGTAGTTTTAGAGTTTTAAGCTGTGTATATAGTTCCTGTAGTGTCATCATTTAGCTTCCTAACCTCCTTCTTATTTCAGATTCAAATTTCTTAATTACCTCGTTTTCAATTTCTTTGATATGTGGTTGAGCTCCGACATTTCGCCCTCCATTTCTTCGAGCGTGCCCAAACTCAAGTAAGTGTGCTTTTCGATATTCTTTTGGTTGATAGATTATACGCTCTCCACGCTTATTCAATTTACTATCCCAGTCATTGGCATAGCCTCCAGTACGTCTTGGAGATGCTCCTCTTAATTTAGAAACGGTATCGTCTGCTAAATCATCAACGATATCTTCTATTTCTCGAGCGACTTCTTCATTGAAATTCGATAAAGCTTTTGCAATTTCTGATTCGAGATTAAAGCTCATACTTCTCTCCCACCAATTCTTCACATTGCAGCTCAGTGAATTCTCCATTTTCTGGCTTGAATGCTCTACGGATAACGTACTTGATGCCATCACATTCTAAGAATGATTCGTGTTCGTACTCGAACCATCGAACTTGAACTACGAATACTGGCTTATATCCGAATTGAGCGCCATAGAACAGCATTGCATTTGTTACGCTTTTTTCAGTCGCAAGAATCTTTCGTTTAATCAATTCAACGATTGGATTCCCGATTTCATCCGTTCCATTAATTCTCTTTTTGATTAAGACAATCTCCTTATTCCACATCCACATCACTCCTTAAATTTTCTAGTAGTAGATTATGAAGTCGATACTGTAAATGTTTAGGCATAAGAATATTATTATCACGATTGTCGTATCTAAACGCTGCGTAATCGATTAAGAAATCCATATGATCATATCGATTAGTATCAAGTTTAATCTTCTTTTGTTTTTTAATTTCATCTTGTACTGATAAAATTAAATGATTTAAATACTCATCTCTAAATCTTCCACTAATTCCGAGTTTAGCCTTCAATAGAGCTAGTATCTCTGTTTGCTCCATTATCATCTCCTCCTAACGGTTTGATGAAAATAACTCCAGCACTATTGTCTCTAGTTGATAATTCTGCTAGTCGTGTTTTACTGACTTTGCCTTGGAAAGGGTAAACATCTCCAACAGCATATAAACGACCATTCGGAAATTCTTCCGAACAGTCGTTTACATCAGCAAATGCACGAATTACTTCGTACTTCATAACTTACTCCTAAACTGCATCAGTGTATGTTACAAACACGCCTGATTCTTTGTCAGTTGCTTTAGCTACGAAGCGAGCAAATAATCCTAATGTTTCTCCATAGATTTCGTTTGGAGTCCATTTAACTGTTGTTTGCATACGGTCAAATAATGTGATGAATTCAAACGCATCACCGATGAAACCTTTCATTTCTCCTTCTGCTGCTAACATTTCGTCTGGAACTGAGTAAATCACTTTACCTTTGAAACGGTAGCCAGTTGGAGATGTTACATCTTCTTGAAGCATGTAACGACCTTGTTTGTCTTTCACTTTGTCTAATGCTGCGAACATTGAATCAGTTACAATTAAAACTACTTCATATACTGAAGGAATTTTCTTATTGATAATATCTTTTAATCCATCAAACCCTGAAGCAGCTTCTGCTTTAGCTGTCTTAAGAATTTCTGCGATTGCATAGTTTTTAGTGTTAATATCTTGATTTCCTGCATCTTCTTCAACCAATGCCATAATATCGTAATCTGCATCGTCAATCATTTCTTGTGATACAGATAATTGTCCACGATATGTTTCTACTGACCAATCAACTGGAGTGAATTTTGGTTTTCCTAATTCAGGGTTCTTTTCTAATTCAGATGTTTTAATCATTTTGTTTTTAGATTTGCTAACTACAGCGTATTTACCTGAGCCAGAGTTAACTGGAATAATACGTACTAATTTAGTTAAGTCAACGTTACGTACTTTTTGTAATTGCGGTTTTAGCACTTCAACTGGTACAACTGCACCACCATCAACGACTTTTAATCCATCTCGTGTTTGTCCTTTAGTACGGATGAATTTGTTTAATGCTTCTCTTACTTCTAATGTTTTGTTGTTGTTATTCATATTTCTATTCTCCTTTGCTGGGTCTTTTTCTTCTAATTCTTTTAATTCTGTTTCTAGATCTGAAATTTCTTTTTCTAAGTTTTCTTTTTCTTCTTTCTTAGCAGATAATTCTTTTTGAATTTCTTCAATTTGTGCTTCAACAGCACTTAAATCTTCATCGTTTTCTGCAGAATCAATAGCTAATTCAGTTTCTTCTGAACGTTTATTTAGTTCTGCTAATTCAGCATTAATTTTTTCTAGCGATTTGTTTCGCATTGATAATTTAGCTTTAATTAATAAGCCTTTATTTTGCATTCTTTAATCTCTCCTTTAGTAATTGTTTTTTAGTTGCTAACATTTCTTTTTTGTAGTTATCATAGCTTTTTTGTCGTGCTGCGATTTCAGTTTGCGGATATGCTGGGAATGTGCACGGACTAACTTCTAAAAGTTCCATATCTTTGACTTTTTTAAGTATCGTTCCATCATCTCGTTCTTCGATTTCATAAGCTAGTTCAATAAATCCAAAGCTACAACCATTTACATCTTGTCGATTAATTCTCGCATGCGCTCCAACTGCATCAGGATCTGCGGCGTTAATCTCACAAGCTCCAAACAAACCTACGTTGTCAGATTTTAGTTTTAAAGCTCCGTTTCCAGTTCTTCCTAAACAAATATTTGTATCGTGGTTAAATAGAGCTCTAACATCTGGATTACGCTCTAACGCTTTATCTACAGCCTCCTTCTCAATCAATTCAAAGAAACCTTCCCACAGTTTAGTTTCCACTCCGTATTTAATGAAATAGCCTTCGATATAAAGCTTCCCATCTTCTTCACTACGTGTATTAAAGTTTGTAGTGAGATAGCTTTCCCTTTTATTCATTATTCTCACCACCCTTCAATTTGTTTTGATTGCTTAAATCTTCTTGATTTAGATAATTTTCTAAAACAATAATGTCTTCCATTTCAGGATCAGGAACTAATCCAATCCAATCTCGAAGTTCATTTCTTCTCATCGCAGCTAACTGAACCATCTGACTTCCTGCAGATACTAATTCAGTAATGTTGTACGAATATAACGATCTTGGATTGAACTTGAAATATCTTTTAGGACTGATTAACAAGTCTCTTGTTAACGTCTGCGCAATTATTTCGGCAATCGATAGAATTCTCGTGTTAATAAACGTGTTGTATTCTTCTTTATCAAACTCTCCTACGCCTAAATAAAAAGCCGGCACTCCAAATAGGCCAGCAATTGTCTTTTTATCAATTTCGACAGATTCATTAATCGCGATGTCTTTTAGAGTCAATGGTTTAACTTGGTCAACTCTCATCATCTCCGCTGGAATAATCCACGGTTCTCCAGCATTGGTAGTTTTTAGATAACTATTCATTATGGCTTCACGGCCTTGTTGATTCGTTAATCCATCGGCATCCCCATTGACACTCACTATTACACTAGGAATGTTTTTATTTCGCATAAAACTATTCTTCGTTTTATTCGCCTGCGTAAGATTCTTAACGACGTCTCTAAGAAGTGCTTTGTATCCTGTCCCAATGTGTGGTCTCTTTTCATCTGGATTAATTGTGAAGTGTACTACTTCGTCAGGATTTAATCTTACAGAACCATATCGGATGTAATATCCTCCGTCTTCTTCATCAATGAACTCAACGCTACGCATATTCAACGGCATTAAATCGCCAATGAAATCTGTTCCTCTAATCAGCTTAACGTGAACCACTGCATTCCCATCACCGTTCAATAGCAAATCTCTTACAATTCTAGAAATCCATGTTTTTCTAGTCATGTACTTATACGGATTAATATCAATTTTTCGAGATAATTCATCTCGAACTCTGACATCACCTTTATCTGAATTTTCCATTAAGTGAATGGTCATATTAGATACTAAATCCGCAATCTTATCAACAGCAATCACAACATCAGGATGCTTGTTTAGAGGGATATAAGTATCATCTTGTGATATTAAATTTTGCCACTCAAATGGCGACATAAATCCCACTTGTGGCAAAACATTTTTATTTCGTTTATTCCAAAAATCGAATAATCCCATTTTTAATCTCCCTTCAATCCAAAGAAATCTTTTGCGCGATTTGCTTTACTATCAATTTCTTGTAGCATTTGGACAGTTGCGAAAACAGTTGCGTCAAAAATATCAATACGCTGTGTGCCTCCGTCACCGTCAGCCTTCTCATACTGAATCATGTCGTCCGTTTTCTCAATTGCTCGAACGTTCCCAACGCAGTATTCAAAAGCCTCACTATGCGCATAATAGAATTCCTTGTTTTTTACTTTCATTTCAATTCGTCTAAAGCCTTCTGATTTTTTCCAAAAATACTGTGGTTGGTCAACCATTCTAAATTTGTTCTTCTTCATCTTGCTAACGAATTCTCTACCAAACTTTCTATCAAAGCCGATACTTCGAATATTAAATCCAAGCTGCCTCATTTGAATGAACCATTTAACGACATCGTCATACAGGACAGTCTTCGTATTACTCATCGTTAACCATCCGTCATCCTTCCATCCAAACAATGGAATTCCATCGTCTTCCGCTTTTTCTTTTGCAGACGCAATTGGAAAGAATGCGTGTGTTATTGCGATATCAATTTTCTTTCCTTCAAACTCATATTCACCAACAAGTGCTGATGCAGTTAAGTCATGCATTTTCGATAAGTCAGCACCGCCATACCACTTAATAGGCAATTTAGCCAATTCTTCAATTGTCCAATTGAACTGCTCATCACTTGCGATGAACTCATCCACATTGAAATAAGTATTCATCGAGTTAGTAAACACGTTCAATGTTGTGTTGAAGAATTCCATTCGTGTTTGTGGATCATTAAGCGCCATCTCAGCTTCAGCTCTTAATTCTTCAATAGTCACTGTCACGCCACATGATGGATTAGCCATTCTTAATGTTTTGTCTGACATATAATCAATTGGCATTCCGTCTTTATCTTCATTAGCTTTACAAATAAAAATAAATAACTCGTCATTCTCAATGCTTTGCTCCAATACTTTCTTACAGTATTTCAAACGGTTAGCTAAGAACCCGTTCGGAATATCTCCTGCTGTGCTAATGATGAATAACAGCTTATTTCGATAAGCGTTTAATGTCTTCTTCATCTTCCCGTACTTCTTAGAACTACGCATTGTATGTGCCTCGTCTAATATGATGAAATTCCCATTCAATGCATCTAATCTAGATTCATCGTTTGCAAGTGCTTGTACAAAGAAAGAGCCTTCCTTACCAAACTCGCCAGTAATGGAATGCTCTGAATTATTATCTTTAATACTGATATGTTTATCATGCCAACGGTCTACATTAAATCGCATAAATCCAAACGCTTCTAGCGATTGTCTAATGCCTGCTGCTACGATGTAGCACTTAGACGAACTCTTACGTTCCATTAGTGATCTACATAGAGCAAGCGAAGCAGTAAAAGCTGTCTTTCCTTGTTTACGTGGAATGAACACTAGAGACTCTTTAAATCTAGTCTCTACAGTTCCTGTTTTATAAAAGCCGAGAAGATTAACCACAATGAACATTTGCCATTCTTGAAGTTTCATCGGAGTGTTACGAAGACTTACCGCACTAACGTCTTCACCTTGATAGTGAACTATAACATTTTCGATGAAGTTAACAGCTATGTTAATGGAATCCTCGTTCAGATAAAACTTAGGATTTTCTAAGTCTCTTAAAAAGCGTTTAGCTTCAAGTATCTTTTCTTCACACGAATCTATTTTCCCATCAATAACATCATTCGCATAGTTGATAGCTCTCTGAACGTATGGATTCATCGCTTACCACCGAGCTTATTCATGATGTCAATAATGGACGAATCAGTGTCTTGAGCAATAATCTCTCCTAACGATTTTGGATTAAGCATTAATCTGTCTGAGTACGTTAGAATGTCGCGCCTAAGAGTTTCCATAACATTAACGAGCGGAATTTTTCTGTAATTTTCAGCTCCAGCCTTGTTCACATATATTTCTGCCACTTCGTAATCACGTTCAGCGTGCTCTTTTTCATACTTCATATACTGAAATAACAAGCCAGCATAAATACTAATTAAGTCCGCATACTCTTTGCGATAAGTACCTAAACTTTTCATTTTCTTTTCTGTTGCTTTTTCAATTGTTTTCTTTGTAATAGGCCTTGCCAAAACTCGTCCTCCTTCCCGATACAGCCTAGATTTTATCCCCTTTTTTCAAATTTACCGCGCGGTTGGAAAAAGTTCCTTTCCTCGGTTTCCGAAGCTCAAAAAAATTTTAATGAAAAGGTGGCGGGGATGAATAGAATTTTTCAAATTCGCGTTTTTTCCGTTTTTGCCATTCTTTTCCTTTTTTCGTAATTTCGTCCGTAGTACGATTATGCATCTTGTTGTGTTGAATATTCGACAGCGCCACAAGATTCCAAGCTACGAACTCTAACTCTGGATATTCCCTGACAGGATATATGTGATGAACCATTTCTGCCGGAACTGATTTTCCAAATCGCAAAGACTCTTGACATCTATATCCGTCACGAGCCATGACAAAATTTCTCAACCTTTTCCATCGAGATGTATTCAATGTTTTTCTAGCCATCTCATGCTCCTCTCTTAGGAATTATTCCCTTTGAATTAAACATATCTTATATTCTGTTTAGTTCGCATTTCTTATTTTTTTATTGCTGTAATAAGCTTTCTTTAAGTTCTCAAAAATGAACTAACACTTTTCTCATTATGTTTAGTTGGATGTTATAAACCAAAATTAGTCATTACTTTATCTTGCTGATCTTGTCTAATCCCAATATATTTCAACGTAATCGCTGGACTTGAATGATTAAATAGTTCCATCAGTGTAGCTACATCTTTGTTCTTTTTGTATTGGTGATAGCCAAATGTTTTTCTCATTGTGTGAGTTCCTACGTTATCAATTCCGCATTCGTCTGCTGCAATCTTAATGATCAGATAAGCAGTACATCTACTAATGTGTTGGTTCTTTCCGTTTCTACTTTGGAATAGATAGTGATGTAGAGGTTTACCTTTCACGTACTCTCGTAATTCTTTTTTTAATACTGGAGTCATCTTTCGTTTTAAAGGTTTGCCTGTTTTTAGTTCTTTAGTTTTGATATACCATCCTTGAACATCCTTAACCCTTAAATTAATGATGTCGCTAATTCGTAAGCCTGAGTTAATCCCTAAGAGAAACAGCATGTAGTTTCTTTCGCTCCACTCTCTTAAGTAGTCTTTCATTGCTTGTATATCATCTTTATCTCTGATTGGTTCTACATAGTTCATGTTTCTCTCCTTTCTCCATAAAGAAAGAGCGTACTCATCAGCACGCTCTTTGACAGTTTTTGTTGGTTTACTTGGGAATTACCGTGAGTGGAGTCGAACCACTCTACATCCAACACGGCACTGTTAGCAGTCGTCCATGCTGCTAACTTGAATACACCTTTTTCAGGACTGGCTTTTTAAAGATGTTTCCGCATCTCTATCCTTGTATCTACACGATACCACAGTACATATTATAGAATATTTCTCTTAAAATGTTTTACAAACTTTTTTAGTCATTTTCTACAACAAATACAACTCATCAGACTCAACATCTTCCGAAGTTTAATCTTGATATACATCTACACCTAGTGCATACGCTAGTAGTCTAATACCTTCCATTCGTATGTCTCGAATAGTGAATTCACTGTAGTTCATTTCACTTCCAATGAGTACATCGCTTTGCTCCTTGATTAATGATCTGTAAATTACTACTCGGTTAACTGACGGAATACTATTCAATGCAGTGTTCACACGTTCAACGTAATCTTTGAATTTCTTTCCTTTAGTATCGCTCCATAGTGCAGCATCTTCTGTAGATGAGTGGAACTCGTTAGCAAATGAAGGTGGAACAATCGTGTACTGAGGAGTGATGCGAGGCTCACTCTTCAGATACAACTTGTTTAATGCGTTCTTATATCTACCAATGACTTTCATCACTTCCCGCTTGGTAGCTTTATAATCTAGTTCCGGATAATCAAATAGGTGAATACTTTCCAAATGCTCGCACCTCAATTCATTAGAATGGCAAGTCATCGTCTGATACTCCATTGAATGGACTTTCTTCGATTTGTTGAACTGCATTGTTTCTAAATTCTGTTACTTTCTTTGATTCTAATAGCGAGAAGTTCTCAGCAACTACTTCTGTGATGTACTTTTTACTGCCGTCCTTCTCATAACTTCTTGTTTGGATTCGTCCTTCGATTCCAACTAGTGAACCTTTATTCGTGAACTTAATAAAGTTCTCTGCAGCAGTAGACCACATCAAGCAATTGATGAAATCTGATTCGTATTCACCGTTTTGATTTTTGAATTTCTTTTGTACTGCAACACTGAACTGCGTGTACTTAGTACCGGTTGTTGTAAATTTTAGCTCTGGTTTCTTTGTTAATCTACCTACTAGAACAACGTTATTAATCATTATATTTCCCCCTTAAAATATCTAAATTAAAATCGTTTTCGATGAATCTTTTTGTTAATTCATTTGTTTCATCAGAACGAACCTCTCCAAGTGTTTTGTAAATCAAATAAATGTCTTTGCTAGAAAAATTTTTACCGATATACTTTCTGAAATTTCTTATATTTTTGTTCCACCATTTCTTATTTTTTTCAGGATCCGTGAATTTCGTTGCTTTGCAACAAATAACTGGAAAGTGAGTAATCATATTAACAATGAAATCATTTTTAGTATCACACTTTTCTAAACTGAAATATGCATTAACTTCTTCATCTAAAACAAGTTCTAATCCATAAGAGTACTCAGTTCCTCTAATATAAGCACCATCAAACAATCTAAGTATCCTTAATGCTTCTTGCTTAAATACTTTGCTCATGTTTCCCCTCCAACAAATATTTCTCGTGAGCTTTCAAATCGCCTTTTAAAATTCGGCTCACTCGTTTGAATTCTTTAATCGCTTGAGACCTCATAGGTTTAATTCCGTCCTTACGAGCCTCGTCTGTTTCTGGAATATAGTATCCAGTTCTGCCATTACGTTCTCCGATGATCACAATTCCGTATCGATTAACTAACGTATCAATTACTTTCTTAACTCTACGTTCCGATAGCTTAGTAATACTTGAAATGTCCACTCGGTTAATTCGTCGAGTATCACTTACTGGAATTAGTCTTAATACCATTCGTTCTTCTGGACTCATTCTTTCCATTGTCAAAGCTCCTTTAATTCAAGTAATCTATCTAAGTTGTAACCTACCCAGGCATTATCGAAATTCTTATCTAACGTAACCACTGGCATGCTTTTAAATCCAAGTGATCTAATTTCTTCTAACGCTTCCGGATGTTCAATCACATCCACTGTATCGTATTGGATTTTATTTTGATCTAGCCAAATTTTAGTCATCTCACATTGGATGCAATTTGGTTTAGAATAAACTGTTAACATCGAAATCCTCCTTATCGACAGATAAACCTATCAAACTGTTGAAGCTAAAAATCGCCCTTTTCTTCTTGCCATCAGACGCACTTACATAATTAAATGTAACAAGGCTCGTCACATATGATTCTTGTTCTAAATTAGTCACGTTTTCAAATCTTAATGTTTTTCCATTTTCTAAATATAAAGTTAGTTCCATTGTTATTCCTCCATAAATACATTTTTTTGAATTCTGATAACTACTGTGTTGTCAATTGGTTCATCTATCACTTTTACTGAACCTTTTGGAAGAGTTTCAAGTATATCTTTTACTGCTTGTTCATAAGATGTTATCTTAGTTGTTACTTTCTGCTCTTTCTCCTGTTTTTCTTTCATTTCATCGACTTTCATTTTGTTTTTACAATAGTAGTATGCTTCTAAATCGATACTCTCATCTACTCTTTTTAAAGCCACTATAGAAATTAGAATAGATGCTATATTTAAAATGAACATAAATACTGTATGGAAATCCATCACTGCACCTCACAATCTACAAATAGAGCTTTGATTTCGTCACCAAACATTTCGATAGCACGTTCGGCATCTTGTTCATTTTTTAAATAACTGAAAGTATGTAAATGATTACCGAGCACTATATAGCTAACATAAAGACCATTCTTTATTTCCGAATAGGATATATAGTACTTTTTTTGTGTAACATCCGTACAATCCGCCTTCCACCCATCGTTGCACTCATCACGAAACGCTCTGAATCGTGTCAGTAGGTTTCTGCGTTTTGCTTCTAGTTCTGCTGCTTCTCTAGTTGGGAATATGTTACCTTGACTAAAAAAACTATCATCGGCTTCTATGCCCCTCCAAGAATCTAAAAAAACATCTCCACTCGATTGGAGACAATAATGTGTATCCCCATGCTCATACGGGCATTTCATCTCCCATGTGTCTTCCTCTTCCTCAGGAATTTCAACATCAGGTAATATTTTTGCTAATATGTCTCCGAGTTCAGTAGCTACATCTCTGAAATTATTTGCTAATTTTTTCAACTCTTCCATAAGAGCCTCATATTGTGTTTTATCTTCCATCATTCTGATTCTCCTTAAGTCGCACTCATTAGTCCACATTGTTCGAGTGGTTTATCTAACTTTTGAGGCTTCTTCATGGCTTTCTTGCAATCTCTTAATGCGATAGCTTCTACGGTCTTGAGTGATGTTTCAAATCCCAACAAGAAAGAGAATCGTTCATCGTAGCTCATCTCTTCGAGCTGCCCATAGTTGATATCTTCTTGGAATTGTTTCAAGGCTCTGTCATACATTGTCATGTCCTTGTACTTGCAATGAGCCACAATCAAGTAGTGAACATCTTCTTTTAATTTATCAAGTTCTGATTTTTCTTTCATGATTAATCCTCTAACCTTTCAATTAACAAGTCCAAATGTTCTTTTGCCTTTTTTAGATCCTCGAGCATTTTCCCTTTGCTTGGTGCTCGCAGCACATACTTCAATACGTTACCTGCAATATATCCATCGAATGAGTTTTCGTATTTTGGAATGAAATTGTCCATCACAGTGAACACTTCTAATCCATAAATACCTTGATAATGCTTTGGATGTTTAACAGCTTCTTTGATTTTCGATTTTTCAGTTAAACCTTTGCTAACGTTCACTAAATCCATTACTGCACCTCTTTCACGAACACACCATTGATGACTTTACCTTTTCGGTCCTTAATCTCGTGATAAGCACTTTCTAAGCAATCCATGAAATCAAGATTGCGCTGCATGCAATATCCTATTAGCACTACAGTAATATCTCCAACCGCGTCAATCTCTTCATCGCGGTTGATATGGATATAAGCTTCTTTTAATTCGTCTACTTCTTCTTGTAGTTTGATTAGCTGGCCACTTCCGTCAAGCGTATCCAAACCACGTTCTACAAACCAGTTTTGAACTAATCGGATTAACTCTTCTCGTTCGATTTGTCTTTTTTTAATTGGATTATTTAAATTCATTTAATTCCTGCTCCTTCAAAATATTCTTCTAATCTGTCCATGATTTTTTTACGTGTGTTCCAACCAATCTCGTATGGGTTACGCAAGAATTGATTTAACGTTGTTGTTCTGATTTTCAATATATCTTTAGCCATGTGATTGAAATTGTTCTCAGAATCTGCAATCATCTTTTCGATATCTTCCCTGGTATCCATCAATACTGAATCATACCAAGCGTCTAACCTATTAGGTCCGATGTTCTTGTCCATCTTGTTAATATGGAATGGTTTTGATACAGCTATTTCAATGATGTTTCCGCTCACTCCGTTTTCCTTCATGTACTTTCTAGCTTCACCGTACTTTTTGAATTTCATCGCTTCAAGTTGGTTTGATTTGAATTCAAATGTTTTAACTGGATGTCTTCTGTCCAGGTATCCGGCTATGCTGCTATGATTTACAATTTGTTTGAAATACATATTGCTGTTTTTAATCACAAATGCCATACTCTTTCTCCAATTCCGCCATTATCTCAATATGGCTTCTGATTTTCTTCATTACTTCGCTGTGTGGCTCTGAAACTTGGTAAGTGGCTATTATTACATCATTTCTATCCTCAACTAATCGAAATCCATACATTTTCTCTAGTTGAGCCACTTCTAAGGCTTGCCATATAGCTTTGTCTTTCTGTTCTTCCTGCTTCTCAATGTATTCTGCAGAATAAGGAAGATGTTTATATAGGCTCATGCTTTTGATATTTTTCTGGCACTTCTTAGCCTCTTGCAACATGATCATTACTGCTCTAGTTGTCTTTAATCCTTCCGACTGCATAATGTTTTCGAACTCTCTTGCATTCATATATGCTAAAACTCCTCTACAAAATTCATTTTAGCCTTATAGAACTTGAATGTTGAATCCATCAAATCACCTTCACGGTTCTTTTTGATAGAGAACTTCACTCGTTGATAGCCTTCGTGATTCTCTTCTGTCTCTTCATTGCTCAAAAATCCAACGACATTTGAATCTTGCTCGATTGAACCTGACTCTCTTAAATCACTCAAGATTGGTGATTTATCCTGGCGCTGTTCTACTCCACGAGATAACTGCGATAAAATAACGATAGGTACTTGATGTTCATTAGCTAAGTTCTTCAGTTCTCTTGTAATCTGCTCAATCTGAAGCCTTCTGTCGCGATTGTTGTTGACTTTGATAAGTCCTACATAATCGATGACTGCTAAATACTTTCCTGGCGCTTGCCCTGCAGCACGTTCTTTAATAATTCCAAGAATGTGATTTAGTTCAGATACAGTGTCATAGACTTTCAAGTCTTTCTGTTTGAAATACTCAATAGTCGCTCTCACTAGCTCTTTATCTCCAGGCTTTAGCATTCTATTCATCTTGCGCAGGTAATACGTATTTAACGTAGTCATTTTTGCAACGAATCGTGAGAACACTTCTTTTTTGCTCATCTCCAAGCTAAACAGGTCTACTCTTAATCCTTCGTTTCTCTGTAGCGCTCTGTCGATTAAATTGATTGTCCAGGCACTCTTTCCGACTGATGGTCTCGCTCCAACCGTCACTAACATTCCAGGACCAATTCCACCTCCGAGTGCTGCATCCAATCCGCTGAATGTCTTAATCCCATCTTCGATATCGTGTTCAAGCTCATACTCAAATTGTTCAAACGTTTCTGATAAGTCTCCGACATTTCGTTTTCTGGATAGCTTAGAAATCGCATTTAACAATTCAAGCATTTCTGCTTCTAGTTGCTTAGTTGGAAATGCTGTGTGTTCAGCTTTAACCTTTTCGAGTTTTGCTCTCAAGTACTCACGATGAAGCTGATTAGCAAGGTAGTCTAATCCGGATGTTGTCGCGCCTTCTTGCTGCAAGGCCATTAGATACTCATATCCAATGGAATTTTCCTTCATTTCTGCTCTTACTTTAGCGAACAGCTCCATCAATCCATCTAAGCGACTGCCGTTGTTGTTTAAAATTTCAAAGATCGTTTTAAAATTATTATCTGTGAACCATTCAGCTTGCAGATACGTTGATTGAGCTTTATCGAAATCTTGTAGGATTGCAGATATGATTGATTTTTCTAACTCGTAATTGTTCATTGCCAACCCTGCCAATTCTGTCCGTATATGTCTCTCATCTTGTCTTCAACAGATTGTCCAGACGATGCTTGCTGCACTCTTGCTGGGGCCTCGTTTAAGTAGTCCTCGAATTTCTCGCTGAATAGCGTTCGTGGTCTGAGATATTGATTCATCTTCTCATTGTTTAACCACTGTTTACACTTGATATCGATAACTCTTTCAAAGTCCTCTACAGTAAATCCGTTATCTAGTAGCTTATGGATTAGCTGTGCTGTCTTCTTAGTCTTAACTGAATATTTCTTTCCAGCACGTTTATTTAGATAATCGATAATGTGTCTAGTCTCCTCAGTCCATACAACCTTGAGCGGTTTCTCCTCGGGGACATTATTATTCTCTGTAGTACTCTCCTGGTAGTCTCTGGTATAGGTCTGTTCATTTTGAACACTTCCATCTGTTCTATCTGAACACATCGTCTGTTCATTTTGAACACATCGTCTGTTCACTCGTTGATAGTCGATTGTGTACCATTTTGTTTTGTCAAATTTCTTTTTATTAAAATTGCCTATTTTTATTATTTTTTGTTTTTCTAAACTGCCTAGAGTTCGTCTGATTGTCATCGCTGACCAGAAAGGAAACTCTGTTTGCCACTCTTCAAGCGTCTTGTAAAACCACTTAACTCCTGTAAATTCATTGGCACTCTTCAGTAACCAATAATGCATTTGTTGGAGCATAATCGCTTCATTCAAGCCGATTTCTTTAGCAAGCGATGGCAGCACTTGTAAAGGTGGTTCGTTAATTAATAACCGACTCATTGAATATCCCCTTCCAACGTGTTATAATAACTTTAGTTAATATTTGTATGACGGCTTTTATAAGTCGTCTTTTTTTATACATTCAAAAGCTCTCTTGCAGTATCGTATGCATCCTCTAAGGTTGAATGAGTACTGCTGCTTTTGTAATTTCCAAGAAATACAATCAATCGATACTTTCCATCGAGGAATCTTATTTCTCCTCTTAGTTCACTTCCAACCATTACATCGTATTCATTTGGTTCGAACATATTCATTTCAAAACTAATCATCGAAAACCACACCTTGACGGATGGCATCGACTTTATCTGCGTGTTGGTTAACAGCTCCAACTAATAAATGGATCCATACAATCGCTCCTAGAATTGCTAGTGTTGTGTAACCTAAGAACTTGCAATATTTCTTGAGAAAGTTTCTGTTAAAATCTTGTTTTTTTAGCTTTCTAGCTTTTGTAATTTCAACTCGTGTCATGCTGTCCTCCTTAAATTTTGAATTTAGCCATGAACTCATCTAAATCCCTGGCATCGTATCGAATTGTTGCGCTTCCGCTTGGTCTTTTAATTACGATTTGCTTCAACCCCATTGATACACACTCATCAAAATCTCTATCGTCGATTCCTCCGATATAGGATTTTGCCTGTTTCTTGTTTAAGTATCTTTGCTGAGTGCTTTTTGTTGGTAATCGTTCCATCGCGTTTGCTACGATTTCAACTACCTTTGAATTTAAACTTGTTTCAAAATCAGCGCTTAATAAATTCACTATATTGGCTCCTTTCAAGTTATTTAGATTATGAATATGACCCTCTATCTACTTTTGAACTTTAAAAGTAACTTTCTTACTTTGTAAAAAAGAATCGGCTTCCTTTAAAATGACGTCAAATAGTGTTTTGATTTCTCTATAAGTTAATCCGCTTCTGTTAAGCACGTTCGATATTTTCGAGTGTGCTTTTCTCATCTTTTTAACCTTGTTGATTCTTAATTCTCTTTCTTTTGGGTCACCTGCGAATTGAGGGAAAATTTTATAAGTTTCAATTTCTTTATGACTCATTCGTATCACCTCCTATTACTCGGTTATTCTTCAATTTTTACTAAACTAGCTATTATATCGACTTTTGTACTTTCAATTTTTTCTAAAGTTTCTTGTAATTGCGCTGTTTGTTTTGCAGCTTCAATAAGAAGTTTTTTTAACTCTTGTAAATTTTCTAATTCAAATTTGATACCTAGACCTGTAATCATTTTTTTCCTCCTATTTCATATTTTTTATATTGTTGTAACCTGCTTTCAAGCCTATAATTGAGGTTGGGAAAGGAGGTGTTTTTATGAGTATTGAATTGTTTGTTTCTATTCTTGTGTCTTGTTTTACTGCTATTTTGTCTTATCTTGCTAGTCGTAATCAGTCCAAAAACGAAATAGCTAAAATTCAAGTCGAATACGAATCTAAAATCAAACTACTGGAGAAACAACGAGAAGCTGATTTGGAACTTATCAAATCTCAAGGTATGATTCCTGTAGTTCAAGATATAATTCGCGGTGATATTAGCTTAGATAGGATTTTGGAATTACAAGCCAAATTCCCACAAAAGTAATTAATCTTTAGAGTCTTCTCTAGAAGGCTCTTTTTTTATTTGTATCCCAAATGCTACACCTTCTATAAATCCTCGACCGTAATCCGTGGCCATCGCATCTCTCACGATCTTTAAGATTAAATTTATTTTTTCTTCGATTATTTTAATTTCTTCCATCTTCTCACCTCCTATCCAATCTCTAAGATCTCTTTAATTTGAATAATTCGCTTGTCGGATTTTCGACGGAAATTAATCAAATCATTTAAATACATTCTTGAAATTCCCATTGCTTCAGCCAAATCAGTAGGAGACCAATCTCTATCGATTAGCGCTTTGAGAATTTCTTTTTTTAACATTTTTTGTTCTTCGTTCATCCTGCACCTCCTATTGCTTATTTTCAATTTATAAACGCAAACTTATTGAAATAAATTTGCGTATATGCTATTATGTAAGCGTACAAAATAGACATAACAAAAGAATAGCGTTATATCAGTCTTGCCGGACTTTTTGATTTATCTGCTTTTCGCTTGTTTTGTTCATCAAATTAGCTTACATACTAAGTATAATTGCTTATACGCAAATTGTCAACAGTTTTTTTGCTTAAAAGCAAATATATTTTTTATGTTGCTTTTAGGAGGACATAAAATGAATATTGTAGACAAAATAAGGGCACTGTGTTCAGAAAGAACTATAACTATTGCTGAACTAGAACGAAATCTAGGATTAGGTGCTGGAACAGTTAGTAGATGGGATGTTCGTGTTCCTGGTATTGATAAGGTTCAGAAAGTTGCAGAATATTTTGATGTATCTACAGATTATTTGCTAGGTCGTTCTGATGTGCCTAAGTGGGCAAATAATGATGATATTATTATCTTTGACCAAGCATTAAAACGTAATAGTGTTATCATGTCTTATGATGGTATCGAACTATCTGAAGAAGATAAATTGAAACTAGAAGGCATGATAAAAGCAATGCTTTGGGAGAAAATTCAAGAAAATAAAGGTGGGAATTAATTGAAAGTAACTGAGTTAGTTAAACGACACAAAACGGCTAATCCGTTTATCATCGCTGAGTATGAAAATATCGAAGTGAGATTTGTGCCGTTACCTAGCAATTTACAAGGGTTAATGTTGTCAACTCCAAATGATAAACCGATGATTTGGATTAACGATAGCATTCGTGATAGTAATCTTAAATATTTGGTAATGGCTCATGAGTTGAAACACGCTTTGGATCATTACGGATTAGATGGATTCTACACGGCTGCATACAATGGTAAGGGGAAGCTTGAACATGAGGCAGAAATATTTGCCACAGAACTAATGCTACTATTGTACCAGGAACAATATGAGGCAATTCCAGAAACGTTTGATATATTTCAATCTGTGTATGGAATCAAAGAAGAAATGCGGGAGATAATCTAATAAAAAACACCACACTATCAATCTTGGCGGATGCAGTGTGGTGAGTTAAAAATTTACCCTAAAATAGGGCTATTTGTTATGCCCTATTTTACCATAAACAGAAAGGACGGTAAAGATATGGCTAGGAAAAGAATCGATGATAGAATCAAGTCTTATAAGAAGAAAGATGGGCAAGTCTATTATCAATTTCAAATCTATTGTGGTACGAATCCTAAGACAGGTAAAAAGCAGTATACTACTAGACGCGGATTTGAATCGGTCTTAGCAGCAACTACTGCACTTCAACGACTAGAAGTTGAGTTGATGGATACTACTGGATTAGTAGTTAAACAAAAGTTTACTTACAGAGAGCTATATAACGAATGGGTAGTAACGTATCAGAAACGCGTAAGACCTAGCACATTTCAAGCAACTGTGACTTATTTTAAAAAGCACATACTGCCTGCTTTTGGTGATTACTACATAGATACAATCACCATTCAAGATTGCCAGGCTCAAGTGAATCGATGGTATATGAACTATCCTAAGAGTACTCAGTCCTATAAGATATACGCTCAAATGATATTTAAGTATGCCCAGAAATTGAATCTGATTGATAAGAATCCTATGAGCCTAGTTGACTTACCGAAATCGGATGATTTTAAAGACGATAAGCTCAAATATTATGATCGTGACACTCTAATTCAATTTCTTGATTACATTGAGCCGTTTAAAGAAGTGTATACATTCTTTTATCTACTTAGCTATACTGGATTACGATGCGGAGAGGCGTTTGCCTTAACCTGGAATGATATCGACTTTAGAAATCATTCTATAAGCGTAAATAAGACGGTAGCACGCTCGATGGAAGATAAATATATATCGCAGACAAAGACTAAGAACGGAATGCGTACAATACGGATAAATGGAAGCCTAGAGCGATTGCTGAATGACTGGAAAGAATTATCCGGAAATGAAACGTATGTATTTCAGAATCGCAATAATTCGTTCTATTCGTCCAATACAGCGGTATACTGGTTGAATCAGATACTAGAAGGAACTAACTTCCCTAGAATCACTCCTCACGGTTTCAGACACACTCACGCATCGTTATTAGCAGAAGCTGGAGCAGATTTAAAGGACATCCAAGACAGATTAGGTCATGGAGATATACAGACTACTGCTAATATTTATACACACGTTACTAATAACAAAAAAGATAATACGATTGATAAATTTGATAAACTAATGTCTATAGAAAGTCAAAAGGATAGTCAATCACTAAAAACAGAAAATAAAAAAACCACGAAACCGTTGATATAACAGGCTTCGTGGAAAAAAGGATTAGAAATATTT